TCTGCTACTGCTGGCAGCGTCATTGCGCGAAGCAGAAAGCGGGGATGGATATCACGGCCGCCGAGGACACGGCGCTCAAGATGCTTTATTCGGAATTCGGGATGACGCCAGTCGCTCGAAAAAGGGTGACTGCGGGTGCGGAAAAAAACAAAGGCAACCGCTTCTCGGGATTCGGCAAGCCGCCGGAAAACGACAAGTCGCGCCCGAGTCCGAGAGGAAAAAAGCGGGGTCCGTGATTTCGTTGCGATCGCCAAGGACTATGCCCGGGCCGCGGTAGCCGACAAGCAGGGCAAGCACTTCGGTCGATTGCTGCGCCTGGCGGCGCAACGGTTCCTTACGGACCTGACCAGGGCGAAAAAAAAAGACGCACCATTTCGGTTCAGTGATTGGAACGCGCGCGACGTCTGCGGATTCATAGAGAGCCTGCCGCACGTCGAGGGGAAATGGAAGAACCCGGACGGCACGGTGCAGGAATGCATCGTGCTTCACCCGGCGCACGTCTTCTTCCTGGTCAATCTGTTTGGCTTTCGCAAGCTGGATGGAACGCGGCGGTTCACCTCGGCGTTGTTTGCCGTGGCGCGCAAGAACGCGAAGTCGACGCTCGCCGCCGGCATCTTGTTGTATTGCCAGTGCTGCGAGGATGAAGAGGGCGCTCAGGTTATCTCGGCCGCGACCACCGGCTCGCAGGCGCGGATCATCTTCAACGTCGCGAAGCGGATGGTCGAGAAGACACCCGACATGCGCGAGGCCTTCGGCCTGGCGTGTTGGGCGAACTCGATCAGCCGCGTCGAGGTCGGCGCCAGCTTCAAGCCGATCAACGCGAAGGCCAGCACGCAGGACGGTTTGAATCCGTCGCATGTTGGCCTGGACGAAATCCATGCGCACAAGACGCCGGATCTGTTGAACGTGTTGACGTCGGCCGCCGGCGCCAGGGCCTGCCCGCTCTGGCTTTACACCACGACCGAGGGCTACACGAACCCAGGGCCGTGGGGCGAACTCCGGCAGTTCGCGATCCAGCTGCTCGAGGGATTGTTCGGCGAGTCCGCCGATCACTTCCTCGCGGTGTTCTATGCCGTCGACGCCGACGACAAGGATTTCGACGAGAAGGCCTGGGGCAAGGCGAATCCGCTGATGGATTCGAACCCGCACCTTCGCGCCGCGATCCGCAAGGAAGCGGTCGAGGCGAAGGCGATGCCTTCGAAGCTCGCCGAGTTTCAGATCAAGCGTCTGAATCGACCGGCATCGGAGTCAATTGGTTTCATCCTGCTGCCGAAATGGAGGGCCTGCGACGGCAAGGTCGACCTCGAGGCGCTGCGCCAGGTGCCTTGCTGGGGCGGCCTGGACTTGGCCAGCACGCGGGATCTCTGTTCCTTCCGGCTGATATGGAAGGTCGCCGGCCGGATCCTCACCTGGGGCCGGCGCTGGGTGCCGGAAACGGCGGTCGCGCAGCGCACCGAACGCGCGACGGTTCCCTATGCCGGCTGGGTCGCGGCGGGTTACCTGGAGCAAACGCCGGGCGACGTCACCGATTACCGGGTGATCGAGGAAGCAGTTCTCGATGCATGCGCGAACTTCAACGTGCAGACCATCGGCTTCGATAAGTGGAACGCCACCGAGCTGACAAGTCGGCTGGTTGAGCAGTTGCCCGAAGGCAAGCTGCTCGAGTTCGTGCAGGGGCCGAAGTCCTATCACCCGGCGATGCAGGAGCTCGAGCGCGCCTACATCGGCAAGAAGCTCGATCACGGTGGCGACCCGGTTCTGAACTGGTGCGCAGCCAACCTGGTCGCGCGCAAGGACCAGAACTTGAACATGGCGCCGGACAAGAAGCGTTCGGCCGACAAGATCGACGACATGTCCGCGTTGCTGATGGCCATCGGCGTCAGTGGTGGCACCGAGTCTCAATTCATTGAACAAGGATTCGTGGTGCTCTGATGTTCGACTTCCTGAAAGCCAAACAGCCGCCAAAGCCGATCGAACGGCTTGAGCCGGTCGTGAACTGGACCGAATACAGCGACGTGCCGTCGTCGGATGCCGTTCGCATGGGCCAGATTTTCGGCGGCTATCGCACCGACTCCGGCGCGATCGTCAACGAGAAAACGGCGATGCGCGTGTCGGCGGTTTATCGCGCCAACAGTTTGATAGGCGGCGCGATCGCGACCTTGCCCTGCAGCTTCTACAAGAAGATCTCGCCGGAAGTCCGCGAGAAGGCGAACGACCATCCTTATTGGTGGCTGTTCAACGAGGAAGCGACGCCGCGATTCACGGCCGCCACGTTCTGGGAATTCGTGACCGGGCAGATGCTGCTGCGCGGTGATGGTATCGCCTACCTGGTCCGCGCGAACAAGTATTCGCCGGTGGTCACCGGCGTGATTCCGGTGGCGCGCGATCATGTAACGATTCGCCGTGCCGGGGATCGCCTCGTTTATACGATCGGCGATTACGGTAGCAACGGTGAATACAAGTATTTCACCGCCGATCAGGACGATGTTCTGCACTTCCCGGGCGCCGGTTTCGACGGCATCAGCAGCAAGTCAGTGATCAGCTGGGCCGCGCGCCAGGCGATCGGGATCGCGATCAAGGCTGATGAGCATGCGGCACAGACGTTCGGCTCCGGCGCCTCGATCCAGTATGCGGTCAAGTCGCCGAAGCAGATGACGCAGGACCAGCAGGAGAATTTCCGCAACGCCTGGATCGCGAAATATAGCGGCCAGGGCGTCAGCCAGATCCCGCTGGTGTTGACCGAAGGCCTGGACGTGCAGGAATTGTCGATGACGGCCGTCGACGCGCAGCTGCTGGAGTCGCGCAAATTCCAGGTGGTCGATATCGCGCGCGCGTTCGGCGTGCCGCCGCACATGCTCGGTGAAACCACGGCGAGCTCGAGCTGGGGCACCGGCATCGAGCAAATGTCGATCGGCTTCGTGAAATACACGCTGCAGGCGCACTTGAATCGGTTCCAACAGGAGCTCAATCGCAAGCTGTTCCCGCGCCTCGATCGCTATTTCGTCGAATTCAATGTCGATGGCCAGCTCGCCGGCGATTCGAAAACGCAATCCGAGTATTTCGGAAAGGCTCTCGGCGGGCCCGGCTCGCAGGGCTGGATGACTGTCAACGAAGTGCGACGCCTAAAGAACCTGCCGCCGATCGCCGGCGGCGACGAACTGGTGAAGACCGGCACCGCGCCGGTACCGGCACCGGCCGCCGATAACGCGGACAACGCAGACAAAGCAGACAAAAAGGAACCGACTGATGAACCGCTCGCTGATGAAACGACCGACCAACCGGCTTGAGCGGCTTTTCGTCGATAACCGCGCCACGCCGCGCGCCTATCGAATCGAAGCCGCCGCCGGCGCCGATGAGGCGACCATTTACCTCTACGACGTGATCGGCTACGACTGGTGGACCGATGGCGGCGTGACGGCCATGCAGTTCGCCAAGGATCTCGCGGCCATCAAGGCGAGCACGATCCACCTGCGCATCAATTCGCCCGGCGGCGACGTGTTCGACGGCCGGGCGATGGTGGCGTCGCTCCAGCAGCATTCGGCGAAAAAGATCGGCCACGTTGACGGCCTGGCCGCGTCGGCCGCGTCTTTCATCCTGATGCACTGCGATGAAATCGAGATCACCGACGGCGCGATGATCATGATCCACAACGGGCAGACGTTCGCGATGGGCGATCGCCACGACCTGGGCAACATGGTCGCGCTGCTCGAGAAGGTCGACGCCTCGATCGCCGACGACTATGCCAAGAAGACCAAACTGTCGACGGCCGAGCTGGCCAACATGATGGACCAGGAGACCTGGTTCACCGCGAAGGAAGCCGTCGAAATCGGCTTCGCGGATCGCATCGCGACGCCGGCGAACGCCTCGGCGAAAACGAAGGCCTGCGCCGCCTGGAATCTTTCGGCCTACGACCGTGCGCCGGCGGCGCCGGATGCAGTGGTGGTCGAACCGACGGAACCAGTCACCCCTTCGAACAACAGCGACGCAGACAGCGAGCACGCCCATCGCCGGCGCCGGCTGTCCGTCGTCGACAAGCATCCCGCGTAGGAATCGCTCCCGCGCGTGTACCCGAACCGCCGTGAGGCGGTTTTTTTATGTCCCAAGGAGGACAAAACGATGAGCACCAAGTCTATCCAGGCCCTGCGGGAGCGCCGCGCCGCATTGGCGAAAGAGACCCGCAACATCCTCGAGCAGAACCCGGGCGCGACCTGGAATGCCGACCACCAGAAAGTCTATGACACCAACATGGACGAGATCGGCCGGATCGAAGGCGAGATCGATCGCATTCAGAAGGTCATGGATCTCGACGCCGACAAGGTGATCGCCGATGCGTCGCGCCAGCATCGCCGCGGTGATCAGCACGAGGAAGGCGGTACCGATGAGCGTGGCCTCACGGCTAGCTTCATCCGTGGCGGTTACGAAGGGCTCAACGGTGACCAGCGCGCGGCTTTTCGCATCGCCAACACCATGTCGACCACCACCGGCTCGGAAGGCGGCTACACCGTGCGCACCGACGTCGCCAAGTCGCTGCAGGATGCCCTCAAGCTGTACGGCGGCGTCCGCGCGGTCGCGGATGTCTTCACCACCGACCAGGGCAACGACCTGCAGTACCCGAACTCCGACGGCACGGCCGAGACCGGCGAGCTGATCGGCCAGAACACCACCGCAACCGCGGCGGATCTGGTGTTCGGCACCACGCTGTTGAGCGTTTACAAGTTCAGTTCCAAGGTCGTTGCGGTGCCTTTCGAACTGTTGCAGGACAGTTCGCTCGATATCGAGGCGATCGTGCGCCAGCGCCTGGTCGATCGTCTCGGTCGCATCACCAACACGTACTTCACCACCGGCACCGGCACGGCGCAGCCCAAGGGCGTCGTCACCGCAGCTGGCAGCGGCAAGGTCGGCACCACCGGCCAGACGCTGACGGTGATCTACGACGACCTGGTCGATCTGCAGCACTCCGTGGATCCGGCCTACCGCAAGCTGGGTTGCGAGTGGATGTTCAACGACAGCTCGCTCAAGGTCATCCGCAAGATCAAGGACAGCCAGAACCGTCCGATCTTCGTGCCTGGCTATGAGACCGGCGTCCCTGGTGGCTCGCCCGACACCCTGTTGGGCACGCCGATCAACATCAACCAGGACGTCGCGACGATGGCGGCCAACGCGAAGTCGATCCTGTTCGGCTACTTCAAGGCCTACAAGGTCCGCGACGTGATGGAGTTCACCCTGTTCCGCTTCACCGACTCGGCCTACGCCAAGTTGGGCCAGGTCGGCTTCATGGCCTGGATGCGCAGCGGCGGCACCTTCGTCGACGTCGGCGCTTCGTTAATATATTAAGCCAACAGCGCCACGTGAGGGCTGGTACTCCGCAACAGTCGCCGACCCCGAAGCGGGTCGGCGACTTCGGCAAGGGCGGGATCAAGCTTCGCGGCCGGCCTCAGACGGCGGAGCACCGCGAGAAACGACTAGCCTCGGTCGCATGCACGATGGCGCGAACGGTTCGCGTCTGTACGTGGTGTCAGGCGAGCTTCACACCAACTTCCGCATCCCAGAAATACTGCTCAGGGCAGTGCTGGAATGCCAAAGCAAGAAAGAGCCGAAAGAACCCGCCGAAAATCAGCGTGTCGCCGACGCTTTACGCTGAACTGCTGCAAAAGCATGGCGACAAATGCGCGATCTGTCGGGCCGAAAACCAGAGCAATGGGCGCCGCACGCGGCTTGCGGTGGACCACTGCCATACAACCGGCCGCATTCGCGGCCTCCTGTGTCACCGATGCAACACCGCGCTCGGCCTGCTTCAGGACAGCCCCGAACTGCTCGGGCGGGCTGCGGCGTACCTCAACCACAAGGAGTAGCAAAATGGCAAGCGAGAAAAGCGTGAAGGCGTGCGTCCTGGTTGCGCACAACACCGACGAAGGCCACCACGAGCCCTACGACGTCGTGTCGATCGATCCGGAAGTGGCAAAAGCCCAACCGGGCCACTACGACACGAACCCGGCGGCGGTGAAATACGCCGAATCCCTCAAGAAGAAGGGCGGAGAAGGTTGATCGCAGGGGCCGGGTTTCCGGCCCTTGCCGTGAGCCATTTCCTCCGATCGCGATCGAGTAACTGACATGTCCCTGGCCACTCTCGCCGACCTCAAGACTTACCTGGGCATCGGCGTCGGCGTCACCACGCCCGACGCCGAACTCCAGCGCATGCTGGACATGGCGTCGAAGGTCGTGGAACAGTACGTCGATCGCTCGCTGGTCTCGGCCGCGCGCACCGAGCGACGCAATGGCTACGACACCGACGTGCTGATGCTGCGCGACACGCCGATCACGGCGGTCGCGTCGCTGACGATCGACACGCTTCCGGTCACGGCCAGCGACGGCACTACGCCTGGCTACATTTTCCAGGACAACTCGATCTTCCTGATCGGTGGCCAAGTGTTCACGCGCGGCCGCAAGAACATCTACGTGAGCTACACCGGCGGCTACGCCTCCAACGCGATCCCGGTCGATATCGTCCATTCGACGATCGAGATCGCCGCCCAGGCCTACCGCGAGAAGGACTGGATCGGTTACCAGAGCAAGACGCTCGCCGGCGAGACGGTCGCTTTCACTCGTGGCTTCCTGCCGGACTCCGCCAAGATCGTGCTCGATCTCTACCGCCGGATGTATCCCTGTGATTGACGGCGAGATCACGGGCGACAAGAAGGTCTACGGTTGGCTTGGATCACTTGCGCACGACATTATTCGGCGCATTGAGATCGTGATCGGCGTGGATACGCAGCAGCTCTCCCGGCGCGCGCAATCCAAGGTTCACAGCGCGACAGGGAGGAAGACTGCGCCCGGTGAGCTGGCGCGAGCAGTTGCGCACGGAACGTTCGTGAAGCGAACAAAAGGCGGCTTTGTCGGTGAAGTCGGATTGAAGGGCGCTTCAAAACTGGTGTCGATTTATGGTGGCTCCGTAGAGTTTGGATCTACTCATCCCGCCCGAATACAGGAATCGCTTGAGGGCGCTGTCATGCGCTTTCAGGTAGGCGGCGATTGGGTCTTCGCAAAAAAAGTATCCATCCCCGCTTTCAGTATTCCAGCGCATTCATTCTTGCGTTCGGCGCTCAATGAGATGCGACCGAAAATCATGCAAGACCTGTCGGCAGCCGCCCAAGTCGATGAGGCCGCGCTATGAACCGCGAAGCGATATACGCCGGGCTATTCAACAAGGTGGCTGCAATAGGTGGCTTCGTAACAACGTCGCGCCTTCTCAAGCATTGGGCCGAGGTCTCGCCAGATCTGCAGCCCGCGCTGTACCAGGCCCAGGCTAGCGAGAGTGCGGAGACGATAACGGGTTGCCCGACGAAATGGATGCTGCACGTAAAGCTGTATTTGTATGTGCGCACGGACGGGCTGACACCGCCAAGCACAATCATGAACCCGTTGTTGGATGCGATTGACGCGGCGATGCAATACCGCAATCCGATAACCGGAAAAAATGATCTCGGCGGCCTGCCAGGCGTCGAGTGGGCGCGCATCGATGGGGAAATCCAGACGGATGAAGGAACCCTTGGCCAGCAAGCAGTCGCCGTCGTTCCAATCCTGATCTTAGTAACCGATTAAAGCCCGGCGCAAAACGCCGTAAACCCCGACCCGCCATTTTGGCGGGTTTTTACTTTGTAGGAGAGTCAAAATGCAGAATCTATTCGGGTCGGGTTTCCTGTACGGCGTACCGACCGCCGACGCGACGGGTGCCGCGATCGCCAACCCAACGCCGGTGCAGTTCGGCGTCCTGCAGGACGTCAGCATCGATTTCAGCTTCGACAACAAGCAGCTGCACGGTCAGAACCAGTTCGCCGTCGCTGTCGGTCGCGGCAAGGGCAAGATTTCCTGCAAAGCGAAAGCAGCCCAGGTCAACGGCGCCCTGTTCAACTCGCTGTTCTTCGGCGGGACCAACTCGGCCGGCATCCTGTCGGCGCAGAACGACCTCGTGGGTGTGGCGATCCCGGCCACGCCGTTCACCATCACGCTGTCGACCACCAACACGCTCACCACGCGGCAGATCCCGAACAGCGGTACGTTCTACCGCGACCTCGGCGTGCGCAATGCGAGCGGCGTGCCGATGACTCGCGTCGCATCGGCTCCGGCGACGGGTCAGTACACCGTGTCCAACGTCGGCGTCTATGTGTTCGCCGCAGCCGATGTCGGCCTCCAGGTCTTCATCAACTACGAATACACGGCCACCAGCACCGTCGCGCAGAACCAGATCGTGGTCAACCAGGCCATGGGTTACGCGCCGACCTTCACCACTGTGCTCAACCAGCCGTACAGCGGCAAGACGTTGCACGTGCGCCTGTACCAGTGCATCACGTCGAAACTGGCGATGGCATCGAAGAACGACGATTTCACCATTCCGGAATTCGATTTCGATGCCTTCCAGGATGCCTCGGGCAACGTTCTTGCCTACGGCCTAAGCGAGTAACCGCCGCCATGACCGGGGTCGTGAAAGTGAAAGGCATGTCGGTGGACTTCAGCGGCACGCCTCGCATCGTGCCGCCGCTGTCCCTGGGCGCGTTGGAACAGCTCCAGGAAGGGCTGGCCACGTTCACCGGCGACATCAAGGATCCGAAGCAGACGGCCTTGATCGTCGATTGCGCCCACGCGGCGCTGAAACGCAATTATCCCGAGCTCACGCGCGCGGAAGTTGCCGACGGCATCGGGCTGGAAAACATGATGGAAGTGATGGAAGCGGTCATGGACGTTTCGGGCGTGAAGCGCAAGGCCAGGGAGGCCACCTCCACGGGGGAAGCGACGCCGGCGGATTGAACATCGCGGAGGTGATAGCCCACGTCGCCGCTTCGACAGGGTGGACGTGGGACTACATCGCCGAGAACGTCGATCTGGTCCGGCTTGCAGCGATGAACGATTACTGGCGTGGGCATCCGCCAGTGCACGCGATGGTCGCCGCGTATTTCGGCATCAAACCAGAAGAAGAAACCGCGCGTGAAAGCGAAGAACAGGATTTCTCGGGCCTGTTGTCGATGGGCACGTTCAAAGAAGGGCCTCTGATATGAGCATCGGCGTAAAAATCCAAGCCAACTACGGGGAATTTGAGACCGCCACGGAGAAGATGCGTTCCGTTTTTGGCAACGCGATGCAGTCCATGAAGGACAACCTGAAGGCGATGGCCGATCAGGCGAAGATCGACATGAAGGGCCACGAGTCGGCCGCTGCTCAGATGGCGACCGTGCTCAAAGGTCACATGATGGGCGTCGAAGGCGCGGTGAAGGCGGTAAAGATCGCCTGGGCGCAATTGGCAGTTATCGCCGAAGCCGCCAACTTCATGAAAGACGCCGTCCAGGACACCGTGAAAATGACGGTTGAATCCCAGAAGCTGGGGCGCACCCTGGGCATCAGCGCCACGCAGGCGAGCTATATCGACGTGGCCCTAAAGAGCGTTCACGCCACGGCCGAAGAGTACACGGCTTCGGTCAAGGGTCTCGATACGCAGGTCCGGAAGCACGAGTCCTCGGTCCAGGCAATGGGCCTACAAACCCGCGACGCCAACGGCCATCTGAAAGACCAACAAACGCTGATGATGGACGCGCTCGATGTGCTGCGTGGCTACAAGGAGGGCACCGATCGCAACCTGGCCGCGCAGACGTTGTTTGGCAAGGGCGTCGATATCTCCAGCGAAATGTTGGCCCTCAACTCCGAGAAGATGAAGGAAGCGAAACAGCACGCCGATGCATTGGGCCTGGCCACCGGCAAGGATGACGTAGAGGCCGCCGACAAGTTCCGCTCCGCCATGGTCGATATGCAGGAGATCATGGAAGGCGTAATGAAGACGATCGGTTCCGCGCTATTGCCGGTGCTGAATGATCTGGCCGAATGGTTCATCAACTATGGCCCAACGGCGCTGACCGCACTTAAGGTTGCGATCGACATTGTCATCAGTGTCTTCGATGGGCTGATTCTCGCCATCAAGGTGCTGTGGGAGATTGGCACCCTCGCGTTCAACAATCTGATGACCCTGGGCCAGGGCTTCGCGAAAGTTTTCGTCGCGCTGTTCAAAGGTGATTTCGCCGGCGCGAAGGATGCCGCCGAAGAGACTTTCCACGGCATCCAGGCGAACGTCGGCGAGGCGTTCTCGAACATCATCAACGAAGCCGCCAAGACTGGTGACGCGGTCACCGACATGTGGGGCAAGGTGATTAACGGTGCCCCGGTCCAGGATAGCGGCAAAGACGACGGCGGCGACAAGCGCGTTCCGGAGGCTCCGACAAAGGACAAATCTGGCGCCGCCGCCGCGCGCCGCGAGGCCGAGGAACAACGCCGGATCCTGAAAGAAAAATACGATGCTCTCATGGAGGGCTACAAAGGCGAGGAACAAGCCGCGCGAGACAATCTGACCAAGATCCTCGATATCCAGAAAAAGGAACTGGACGCTGCGAAAACCATGTACGGCGAGAAGTCCAAGCAGGCGATCGAAGCCGGCAACAGAATCGCGGAAACCGAACGCAAGCTCGCTGAGCAACAACAGCAGATCGACATGCGCCGCGCCGAGTCGCATCGCACGATCGCACGCATGCAGATCGACGAAGACCAGCGGGACGCCGAAGCCCAGCAGCAGATGGGCGAAATCACCTACGACAAGCTGATCGAGCTCGAACGCGGCTACGAGGACCAGCGTTACGCGCTGGATCGTGCCGCGTTGGACGAAGAACTCGCAATGAATGGTGAGCGGGTACAGGAACACGAGGCCACCCTGCGGAAACTCGAGGAACTGGATGCCGCGCACGAAAGCCGCCTGAACGCCATCACCACTCAGGGAGTGCTCGAGCGCAAGCAGACGGAGAAACAGGCCGAGGGCGTCATGGCCAGCGGCTTCGCGAACGCGATCATGGGGATGGTGAAGGGCACCATGACCTTCAAGCAGGCCATGAAGTCGATGTTCTCGGAGATCCTGCAGGGTCTCGTGCAGATGCTCGTGCAGTGGGCCGCCAAGATGGCCGCGCACTACATCATGGATCGCATCATGCACAAGGCGAATCTCACCGCGAAGAAAGCGGCGGAGAAGGCTGGTGCCGTGTCGACCATCGCGACGAACGCGGCCATGGCCGGATCCGCCGGCACCGCGTCGTTCGCCGGCGCTCCCTGGCCCATAGACGTTGGCGCTCCGGGGTTTGGCTTGGCCATGTTCGCCGCCGCCAGCGCGTTCGGAGCCGGACTCGCGGCGGAGCAGGGCTTCGACGTGCCGGCCGGCATGAACCCGGTGACCCAGCTCCACCAGAAAGAAATGGTGCTGCCGGCGGCGCAGGCGCAGGTGATCCGCGACATGGCCGACACCGGTGTGTCCGGCGCCGGCGGCGACCACTACCACATCCACGGTGCGCATGACGCGCAGAGCTTTCTCGACTTCCTGCGGCGCAATCCCGGGCAGCTATCGGCCGGCATCAAATATGCAGCCCGCATGGGTCACCTGGGCGGGGTACGGCTGTGAGCTACAACACTTTCCCGACCCTGATCGGCGCGGCGTGGGACATCAAGAAAAAGACGCTCTTCTCCACGTCGATCGAGACGTCGTCGTCTGGCGCCGAATACCGCATCGGCCGGTGGGGCAATCTGCCGCACTACGAATTCCAGATGAAGTTCTCCTACCTGTCGCAGGCCGATCGCGACACGGTGGAGGCATTCGTCGTTGGCCAGGGCGGATCCATGACGCCGTTCCTGCTCAATATCCCGAACGACAACACGCAGACCGGCGCATCGCTGTCTGGCACCGTCAACGGCACGAACAAGATCTTCGTCTCGCCGATCCCCGCCCAGGCGCAGCTGGTCAACCCGTCCGCGTATCTGAACGACTGGCAGGGCACGCAGCTGCTATATCCGTTCTCGCGCAAGAACTATTTGCTGCAGTCGGCCGATTGGACCAGCGCATCCTGGTCCAAGCAATTCACGACGATCACCGCGAACGCCGCCACTGCCCCTGATGGCACCGTGACCATGGACAAGGTCATCGAGGACGGCACGACGAATGGCCATTACATCAGCCAGGCGATCACCTCCGTCGTGAACGATCAGTTCGCGGTCTCCATCTACGCCAAGGAGACCGGCGTCGGTTCGAAGCGTTACCTGGGTATTGTCACCACGGGTTTCGCGGTTAATGGCCAGGCGACGTTCGACCTGGCCACGGGCACCGTCACGTTTTCGGGCGGCGGCGTCACGGCGTCCGTCATTGCGATGGGTAGCGGAATCTATCGCTGCATCGTTTTCACGCCGGCGGCGACGGGCACGAGCGTCACCGTGCAATACCGGCTCAGCAACGCCTCGAACGTGTCGGCCCCCTCGTATGCCGGCGACAGTACGAGCAGCCTCTTCATGTGGGGCGCGCAAGTCGAGAGGGGCGGGATCTTCGGCCCGTACGTCGGCGCCTACATTCCGACGACGACGGTCACCGTCACGCTCACCGACTTCACCTACGACGCCACCACGTTCACGTTCAACACGGCGCCGGCGGTCGGTTCCACGCCGAAGTGGACGGGCACCTACGCCTACCTGGTGCGATTCAAGAACGACGACTTCGAAGTCAACCAGTTCATGGGCCGCATGTACGAAGTGGCCAGCATCGCGTTCCGGACCGTCCGATGAGCAAGACGGTTTCGGCGGGCTTCAAAACGATGCTCAACACGTCGCAGGTGCTGCTGGGCTGCGATCTCTATACCGTGACGCTTTCCGCCGGCGGCGTGTACCGCACGACCAATGCCCCGATCGACATCGTCGTCGCCGGCAACACGTACCTGCACGAGGTCGCCGGCGTTATCCCGGGCATGGAGCGCGGGCCGATCAAGCTGGCCATCGGCCTGCAGGTGGAAAGCATCGACGTCACGGTGAAGTTCGACGCGTCGACGTTGTGGCCGACGACCAGCACGCCTGGCGCGTTCGCCAACGCCGGTGGCTTCGATAACGCGCGCATCCAGATCGACAAGCTGCTCACGCCGGATTTCGCGGATACCTCGCGCGGCGTCGTCAATCTGTTCACCGGCGTCGTGAGCGAAATCGCCACGACCGACTCGCGCGCTACGCTTCACTGTTCTAGCGATCTGGTCTATCTGGATGGCCAGTTTCCGCGGAACTACTTCCTACCGTCCTGCAACAATGCGCTGTTCGATTCCAACTGTGGATTGAACAAGGCCACGTACGCCGTCAACGGAACGGCCACCGCCGGCAACACCGTCAAGGTGCTGACGGCCAGCGCATTGACGCAGGCCACCGACTACTTCGCCCTGGGCTACGTGATCTTCAACACCGGCGCGAATGCCGGGCTCGTGCGCTCGGTGAAGTCGTCGGTGAGCGGCGCCCTGACGCTGCTCTATCCGTTGCCGGTCGCGTGCGCCAACGGCGACACGTTCACGGCCTACCCGGGCTGCGACAAGCTCGAGGCCACGTGCCTGGCCAAGTTCAACAATCTTGGCCACCACCGCGGCTTCCCGTTCGTGCCCACGCAGGAACAGATCGAGCTCGGATCGGCAGGCTCGGCACCTTCGGATAGTTCGCTCGGCAGCGGCCTGGGCGGCACCGGCCGGGGCACCGGTGGCCAGCAGGGTTCGTTCAAGCAGAAATGACGCCAGAAGAGCGCCGCATCGTCGAGGCCGCGCAGGCCTGGCTCGGCACGCCCTACCACCACTGCGGCGACGTGCTCGGCTTCGGCGTCGACTGCGGAATGCTCCTGGTCCGCGTCTTTTGCGATCTGGGTCTCGTGCCGATGCTGGATCCGCGCCCCTACGCGCCGGATTGGCATTTGCATCGCAGCGAAGAGCGATACCTGGGCTGGGTGGAGCAGTACGCGCGCAAGGTCGACGAACCGCGACCAGGTGATATCCCGCTGTTTCAATTCGGCCGCTGCATTTCGCATGGCGGCATCGTGGAATCGATCGAGCCCGAGCCAATCATGATCCACGCCAACAGCCGCGCGGCGTGCGTTGAGCGGTCGGAAGTCCGCATGTTCGAAGACCGCTTCATGGGGTATTGGAGAATCATTTCGTGAGCATTTTTGGCGGCAAGAAGCCAGCGGCACAAAAGGACACGCACGCGCTCGGCCTCGACTTCCAATCGGCTCAATACGGCAACTGCATCCCGGTTGTTTTCGGCCAGAACAAGCTGGCCGGCAACGTGATCGACTACATGGATTTCCTGCCGGTCGCGCACAAGCAGAAGGCTCAGGGCGGCAAGGGCGGGCACCCGCCGTCGACCACGAGCTGGACGTATCAGGCGAGCTTCGTGATCGGACTGTGCGAAGGCCTGGGCACCGTCGTCACCGTCTATAACGGCACCGGCGAAAACACGCTCGCCGGCGCCGGCGGAATCGGGTTCAACGGATCCGCGACGCAAGGCGTCTGGTCGCACCTCACCGGCACGCACGCGCTCAACTATTCGGCGACGTCGATCGCGTGTTTCCAGGACATGCAGCTTGGCGACACCGCCTCGCTGCCCAACCTCAACTTCGAAATCGCCGGCCGCAACCAGCTGGGCGGCGGCATCGTCGACGCCAACGCCGCCGACATCCTGACCGCCATCTGCACCGATACCCAGATCGGCGTGAAGTTCACCGCGCTCGGCGACCTGACCGCGTTCCGCAATTACAGCACCGCGGCCGGCCTCTTCTTCTCTCCCGTCTACGACACGCAGGCGCCGGCGTCGCAGGCGATCGAATCCCTCCTGAAATATGCCAACTCCGCCGGCTATTTCAGCGAAGGCGTGTTGAAGGTCGTTCCCTACGGCGACTCGGCGATCACTGCCAACGGCGCGACCTATACGCCGAACCTCACGGTGGTCGCGGATCTCGGCGCGAATGACTTCATGACGAACGGGCCGGGCCCGAAGGTTACGTCGAAGCGGAAGTCGCCGGCGGACGCGCTCAACATCGTGCACGTCGAATATAAGGACCGGTCGGCGAAATACCGCACCATTCCCGTGACGGCATCGATCGACCAGGACGTTGTGGCCACCGGCAGCCGCACCGATCAGTCCGAGTCGGTGGACATGATCACCTTGGCGTCGACGGCGCGCCTGGTCGCGCAGAACCTGCTGCAGCGCATGTATTACATCCGGAACACTTATTCGTTCCGACTGGCCTGGCGCTGGTGCTGGCTCGAGCCGACGGACATCGTGTCGCTCACCGATGTTGGCCAGGGGCTCAACCTCACGCCCGTCCGCATCACCAGCATTTCCGAAGACGAACACGGGCTGCTTAGCGTCGAAGCGGAAGAACTGCCCGATGGCATTGGCCACGGCGGCACCTACGCGACGCCGGCGGTCATTCCCACGAACACGGATCCGGACGTGGATCCGGGCCCGGTCACGGCGCCGTATTTCTTCCGCGCGCCAGGCTTTCTGGTCTCGGCCGGCGCGCCCGAGATCTGGGTGGCCGTCAACGGCGCCAATCCCATGTGGGGCGGCTGCGACGTCTATCTCTCGCAGAACGGCTCGAGCTACACCTACCTGTCGACGTTCGCGCGGAAGTCGATCTACGGCTCGCTGACGAACACGCTGCCCAACGTCGCGGATCCGGACACCACCAGCGCCCCGAACGTCTCCCTGTATGCCGGCGGCGTGTTGCTCGGCGGTCTCGCGGCCGACGCCGACGAGTTCGTGACGATGGCGATGGTCGACACCGAGATCATTTCCTACCAGGCGGCGACGCTGGCGGCGGGGCCGTCCTACACGCTCGGCACGCGGATCCGCCGCGGCGGCTACGGCACCACCATCGCTTCGCACAGCGCCGGCGCGCCCTTCGTTCGACTGGACGAGAACATCCTCCGGATCCCGATGGATGCGTCCCAAGTCGGCAGCGTCATCTACGTCAAGTTCCTGAGCTTCAATGCCTTCGGCCGCGGCGATCGCACGCTGGCCATGGAAACCGCCTACCCGTACACCGTCGGCAGCAACATCGAATTCCCGGACGTGCCGGCGACGCCGGGCAGCTTCGCAGTCACCGGTGTGGCCGACGGCATCAATCTGACCTGGAATAACGTCAACCCGGCCGCCGTGGCGTGCACCAGCATCGAGCGCTGCGCGACGTCGGGCGGCACGTACACGGTGATCGCCCAGGTTGGGCCGACGGACACCATGTACCACGACGCCATGACCACGGGCGCCACCTGGTTCTACAAGATCCGCAGCCGTGGCCACCAGGTCTCCGGCGGCTGGTCGGCCTACACCGCCTTCGCAAGCGGCACGGCCTACAACACGACCACCAGCGTCGCGGCTGCCCTGGCCGCCGCCAACGCCGCCCAGGCCGACGCCACGGCCGCGCTGGCCCAGCTGACCGATATCGCGAGCGATTCGCTCCTGACGCCTGGCGAGAAGCCGATCGTCATCAAGGACCGGGACGCGCTTACGGCCGAACAGGCCGGCATCGATGCCCAGGCCACGGCGTTCTCGATCACCACCGAGAAGACGACCTACGACACGGCCGTCACCGCGTTGACCACGTACCTGGCCACGCTCACGAGCCCGGTGCTGTGGTCCAATTTGAGCGGCAACACCACGATCGTCGGGACGACGTTTCGGCAGAAATTCCTGGACGTCTACGCGGCGCGCACGGCGCTGCTGAATAAGATCTACGCCGCAGCCAAGTTGCTCGCCGATACCGCCCAGGCGGCGGCCAACGCCGCGCAGGCCGACGCCACCAGCGCCCTGGCGACGCTGACCGATATCGCGAGCGATTCGCTCCTGACGCCTGGCGAGAAGCCGATCGTCATCAAGGACCGCGACGCGATCACGGCCGAGCAGGCCGGCATCGATGCCCAGGCGACGACCTACAGCGTCACCACCGAGAAGACCACCTACGACACGGCCGTCACGGCGCTGACCACGTACCTGGCCACGCTCACGAGCCCGGTGCTGTGGAGCAACCTGACCGCAAACACGACGATCGTCGGCACCACGTTCCGCCAGAAGTTCCTCGATGTTTATGCATCGCGCCAAGTGCTGCTGCAGAAGATCGCCGACGTCGTCACCTACGGCAACACCGCCGGCAACGGCACGAACCTGCTGTGGGATGAATACTCCCGCTTCCTGACGGCCACGCTGCCGTCGCCGTTGTCGCTCAACCTGACGACGGCCGCGATGGTCACGGACACGGCGGCCACCGGCGGCAAGTCCCTGCAGCTGACGACGGCTGGCGTGACGAATGCCGAGTATTGCGCGTTCACCGTTGGTGTAACGACGGATTACAACCTGCCACTCGCGCCGGGTAAATACATCGTCTCCGCTTACCTCCGCGCGAGCGTATCGGGCCATCAGATCCGTTTCGTGCTCAAGGGCGATGATGCGGTCGGCCATTTCGGCGCGAACTTCGCGATCACGAACACCACCGGCCTGACCCGCTATTCGCAGGTGATCGACACCAGTTCGTCCACCGGGCCGAATGCGTTCCTGTATATCAACACGAATATGAGCGTGACCGCTGGCCGCGTGGTGACGGTCGACCGCATCATGATCGAGCCGGTGATCGGTGGCCTGGCCACGCCGAGCCCGTACGTCCAGGGCAACCCGGCACGCCGGGCGATCAACGCCCAAGCAGCTGCGGACGCGGCACAGGTCGACGCGACGTCGGCACTGACGACACTGACCAACATCGCCAGCGACAACCTGCTGACGCAAGGCGAAAAGCCGACAGTCATCAAGGACCGTGACGCGATCACGGCCGAGCAATCCGGCATCGATGCCCAGGCCACCGGCTACGGCATCACCACCGAGAAGACGACTTACGACACGGCCGTGACGGCGCTGACGACGTACCTGGCCACACTCACCACGCCGGTGCTCTGGTCGACGCTCAGCGGCGACACGACGATCGTCGGCACCACGTTCCGGCAGAAGTTCCTGGACGTCTATGCCGCGCGCCAGACCTTGCTCCAGAAAATCGCGGACACGGTGACGCTTGGCAATACCGGCGGCAACGGCATCAACATGATGTGGGACGAACAGTCGCGGTTCACGGCTGTGCCGCAATATTCGAACTACAACGACGGCGCCTCGACGTTCGCCTACGATGCGGCCACGACGATCATCGGCGACGGTGGCTCGTTCCAAGTCACGAGCGGTGGCGCGGTAATCAACGGGTTTTTCCAACTCAACGGAAGCTCGGGCGACTACAACATCCCGTGCCCGGGCGGCATCAAATACATCCTGTCGTTCTACGCGCGCTGCTCGACCGCCGGCCATATCATCCGGCCGCAGTTCACGCGCGACGATGCGGTGTCAAACAACAGCTTGGCCGATTTCACCCTGACCGCGGCGAACACGTGGTACCGGGTCTCATGCGTGGTCGACCTGTCGGCACTCCCGAACGTGCGGAAGATCTGCGTCGGCGTGTTCTACAACCGCTCCAACGTCGCCGGTCGGGTCTCGAAATACTCCGGCTTTATGCTGGAGCCGATCATTGGCCAGCTCGTGACGCCGTCGCCCTGGGTGCTCGGCACCGCCGGCCGCCTGGCGCTGACTGGCATCACGAACGCAGCAACCGCGCAGGCCGCGGCAGTTGCCGCCCAAGCGGACGCCACGAGCGCCCTGGCCACGCTGACCGATATCGCGAGCGATTCGCTGCTGACGCCCGGCGAGAAGCCGGTGGTGATCAAAGACCGGGACGCGATCACGGCTGAACAGTCCGGCATCGATTCTGCGGCCGACTTGTACCAGGTAGTGACCGAGAAGAGCACCTACGACACGGCCGTCACGGCGCTGACGACGTACCTCGCCACCCTCACCACGCCGGTGCTGTGGTCGACGCTCAGCGGCAACACGACGATCGTCGGCACCACGTTCCGGCAGAAGTTCACCGACGTCTATGCCGCGCGCCAGGCCTTGCTCAACAAGATCGCCAGCAACGCGCAGGGGCTGATCTACGCGCCGCGCTCCGGATCCGAGCAGCTGGTGAACGCCGACTTCGAATTCGGCACCGATAGCCCGCCGGTCGGCTGGATGCTGAATTCGGCGACCGTGCTCTACGACACGACTACGCAATACGCCGGCACGCGCTCGATCAAGGTGACGTCGACGGCCGCGAATGGCGGCATCCTGTCCGATCAGAAATACGGCATCAGCGTCGGCGGCAGGATCCGCGTCAGTGGCCAGGCCAAGCGCGTGAGCGGCACCGGCAGCGCCTCGATCGCCGTGTCGTTCTTCGACAATACCGGCGCCGTCACCAGCACGGTGAATGCGGGCACGACAACGTCGTCTTCCTGGACGGCGCTGACCGGCGTATGCCAGGCGCCGGCGAATACGTCGTACTACCAGATCAACCTGCGTTGCACGGTCAGCGGCGATGTGTGCGAGTTCGACAACATCCTGCTCGGCCGGCAGCGCGACCTGGACAACGATATCGAGGACGGCGCCACGATGGGCCGGGTGCTACTCACCGACCTCTCGAGCAACCGTGTCGGGCTGCGCGTGGCCGGCTCCGGCCACCGCATCGGCGACCAGCGCAACCTGCCGCAGATCACGGTCGGCAACCTGCAATCCAAAGTTCCCTCGGTGATCACATACACGTCGACCGCGACCACGGCGACGATCAGCGTGGCCGCATTCACCATGACCGCCGGCAGCGTAACGGTGAGCTACAACGCGACCAGCGTCGGCACCACCGGCAGCGGCACCGTGCTCTATTACCTGTATCTCGATGACCCTGGCTACGCCGGCGGCGCGCAGACGCTGGTGGCCACGACCACGGCGCTCACCTGCTACCAGAACGACGGCCGGGTGCTGATCGGATCCGTGTCTGTGATCTACACGGCCGGCGGTTCGGGTGGCGGTGGTGGCGGCGGTCACGAGTGCGTCGCCGACGACATGTATCTCCGTTGGACTTTGCGCGCCGGTGCGGTTGCCCTTGGCCAGATGATCGACTGCATCAACCTGCCGAAGAACGGCGTGATCTATGCCCACGCGATCGAGGCCATCAAACACGCGGCCGAGGCCTGCGTCCGCATCACGACCGAGGGCGGCGCCGTCCTGGACTGCAGCGAATCCACGCCGTTCGACCTCATCGGCGGCGGCAGTGCGTTCGCGCCCGACATGAACGGCCATCGCGTCGTTACCGATCGCGGCATCGAGACGGTCATTTCGGTGGAGC